ATTTTGTGTAGCACTAATAATAATATGGTTTTCGTATTAATAATGGTATTGGAATAGATTTTCATACTACAAATAAAATAGTTACTTTCGTATCAAATAAAGTTTTATTATTAACAATTTAAAAAGAAAAATTATGCCTGACATTGATTTTGGTTTTAATCGTCTTTCAACAAATGACCCTGTGAGTCCCGACGATGATGAAAAGAAAACAGATTTAGATACTGGAAAAGAAGATAATAAAGATGATACTACTAATATAGATTCTAATAATAACGATAATACTAATAATACTGAAGAAGGAAAAGATGATAAAAAAGAAACAAATGATGATAATAAAAATGATGATAACAAAAATGATGATTCTTTAGAACTTGTTTCCGGTACAAAAATTGAAATAGGTAATGATACTTATACAGTTGACGATAAGGGAAACCTTATTGACAACGATGGGAAAATTTTCAAAGAAAGCTCGGAAGTTGCTGAATATCTTAAAACTCTGGAACAAGCCGATGAGGATGGAAAAGATTTTAATATTAACAATGTTATCGAAACCATAGGTATAGATATACTTGATGATAACGATAAACCAGTAGAATTTGAAAATAGTCCCGAAGGAATTAAACAGTATGTTGATGCTGTTATTAAAACAAGTCAGCAAGAAATAGCTGAATCTACCATTAACGGATTATATCAACGTTATCCAATTGTTCAAGAAGTTCTCAATTATTATATTGCTAATGGAAATAGTATTGAAGGTTTTTCAGAACATCCAGATAGAAGCAATATAGAAATTGAAGAAAACAATGAAAATCAGCAAGAATCTATTATTCGTACTGCCTGGAAAGAACAAAATAGGAAAGGTGATGTAGATAGTTATATTGCTTATCTTAAATCTTCCGGTACATTAAAAAATGTTGCTGAACAAGAGTTACAAGGTCTAAAAGATGCAGATGCTGCTTATAAACAAAAACTTGCTGACGAAGCAAAGGAACAAGAGCGCATAGAACTTGAAAAACAAACTCAATATTGGAACGGAGTTAAATCTGTTATAGAAAAAAGAAATATTGCAGGATACAAAATTCCAGACACAATAATAATTGAAAGGAATGGTCAAAAAGTAGCTGCAACTCCCAACGATTTCTTTAACTATATATATAGAACCGATAAAGAAGGTTATACTCAATATCAAAGAGATTTAGCTAAAGACAGTGCGGAAAGTCGTAGGGATGATGAAATTCTCCGTGCATTTCTCAAATTTGTTGGTGGAAACTATTCAAATCTTGTAGATATGGCTATAAGCGAAAAGGAAGTTAATAAACTTCGTTTTAAAGCTAAAGAAAATAATAGTCACAAACGTACATATAAAGTTACTCCTCCAACCAAAAATAATGATGAGAAAAAACAAGTTAATTTAGGTTATTAATTTAAAAGTTTAATTTAATCTGTTTGTGTTATGTATAAAATGAGAGAAATTTCTCGTGGTAGGTATGATGATCGTGGATATAGCAATGAGGAAAGTATTGCATATCTTCAGCTTACCAAACCCGTAGAAATTAATGCTTTTCTTACTTACAATTACGGTATGGATGATGACCGATTCCCTCTTACATTTATGACTGAGGGTCAAGGTCGTAACGGTGTTGTTGATATTGATACTGTTCAGTGGACTTGGCCTGTTATGGGTCGTATGAAGTTTACTGATATGCTTACTCACTGTGAAATTGTTAGTGGTAAGACTGGTATTAATGGTCAAGAATTTGAGGTTCACTTTGCAACACATTGGTTTATTGAACAATACGGTTTAATTCTTCCTGATGGAAAAACTGCTGTTCGTATTCAGAAAGATTTAGGTGAATCTCCTTATGGATATGCTTATCTTGTTAAGCTTACAACTCCTAATCCTGAAGCTTTTGTTGCTGATGAACTCCTTACTCCTGGACTTTATTGGTCTATGACTGCTCCTACAGTTAGTGAGTCTTATTCTAAAGGTAATCGTAGTAATACGATGTCTCCTGGAAAAATGACTTCTCAACTTGAGTTCCATCGTTATAGTAAAGAGATAGCTGGTAATCTTGCTAATACTGTTTGTAAGTATGAGTTTAAAGATGAAAGCGGACGTACTTCTAATCTTTGGATTAATGAAGAAATGCGTCAATTCAATCTTACTATGCGTGTTATGAATGAGGAGCGTCTTTGGGTTTCTGAATATAACCGCAATGCTAATGGTGAAGTTGCTCTAAAAGATAGGGATAATGGTAAACCTATTCCTCATACTGCTGGTATGTTGGAAATTTGCCGTGAAAGCAACTATGATACTTATGGTGAGTATTTAACTCTTTCCAAGATTAAGAGGACTGTTGGTGATGTTCTTTCTCGTGATACAGATGATGGTCAAATGACTGTTGTTCTTATGGGCGGTAAAGGTTTCCTTGAGGACTTTGATGAAGCTATGAAGATGGATGCTAAAGAAAACGGTTTCTTAACTCCTCTTGGTGATAAGGAAATTCAAGGAAGTAGCGACAGTCTTACTTATGGTGCTTATTTCCGTAAATATAAGACTGTTGATGGTCACACTATTGTTGCCAAACATGCTTCTTATTTCGATAAAGGAACTGTTGCTGAAGCACAAAAACAAAATGGTTATATCCATCCTCGTTCTGGTTATCCTATGAGTTCTCATAGAGCTTGCTTCATTGACTTCTCTAATTACGAGGGTAATCAAAATGTTCGTATGGTTCGTCAGAAGAATCAAATATACAAAGCTAAAGTTCTTAAAGGTTTGACTGATGTTCCTGCTTCTTGGGGTGTTCCTGATAGCAACTATATTGCTACTGAAATTGATATGAGCCGTTTTGAAATTAAGACTTCCTTTGGACTTCAAGTTAACAATGCCAATAGGATGTTTATGATTGAGTGTTCTCTTTAAAATTAAATTAACATGGAAGGAAATTCTAGTGTCAGTGCAAGTTTCGGTTTTGGTAAAACTGATGCAACAAAAGAAAATGAGAATATTAAATCTGAAGTTAAATCAGATATTCCTAGCATTAAGCCCGTAAAGGAAGAAGATGATTTAGATAAACCTTATTATGATCAAAGAACTATAACTATTGCTTTGGTTAAAAATTATTCTCTTTTTAGACGTGCTAATGAAAAAGTTATGCCTAAAAAGACAGATTACATAGGTTCTTCTATTACTTCTTCTCGTGTACTTTGTGCAAACAAAGGTGAAGTCGAAGCTTATATGCCAAATATAATTGGTCTTGCTCCAAATAATGAAAATTTCGTAACAAGAGTTAAACAATATTTTAATAATATTCAAATTCCTGTTAATGAATTAAATAAAACCTTTGATATTAGTTTTCACTATAATACTAAAAGAGATTACTACAACTTTAAAAATAGAGAAGATGCTATAAACGATGAATATGATTCTGTTAATCGTCAAAATTTAAGTGCTTTAAAAGAAGCTCTTAAAAATAAGATAAATAAGCTTAATACTTTAGAGAGCGAAAAATATAGATATGGTTATCCTAATAATGTTGAGGATTATCTTATGTATAGACATTGTCTTCTCTATAATGATATAGCTAAAGATATTGCTTTTATTAATTCAGATAAGTCTATAAGATTTTATTTTAAAGATGATAAGAAAGAAGCTGAAAAAGCTGCTAAACATCGTATTGAGATTAATAGAGCAAAATCTAATTATTTGTCTTGTTTGAACGATGATGAATTATTTAACGCTGTATTTATTAGTTATTGTGTTTCCAACAATCTTCCTATTGTAAGTTCTTTAGCTTTAGATAAGATTGAACAAGAAAACAGACTTGATAAGTTTAGCACAGAAGAACCTTCTAAGTTTAATAAGATATTCTCTAATAAAGATGTAAAACTTATTGGTACTATAGAAATGCTTATTGCTCGTGGTGAACTTATTCGTTATCCTAATAATCAAAATATTGTTAGTCCTTCTGGAGAGTTCATCGGTGCTAATATGAATGAAGCTATTACTTGGTTTAAGAATCCGGATAATAATGGAGCTGTAACAGCTTATTATGATAAGTTAAAGAAGTTTTGATAAATGAATATAGCAGAAATGCACGAGTTGTTCAGAGTTATTGGACAACAAATGGGAATGGAAAGAATTAGAGTTATTCTTCCATCATCAATAGATGAATATATAAATGATTCTATAATTGAAATAGCTTCTACTGTAATTAAAAGTAATACTCAAACTGCTTTTAGGGATAAAGTTACTGTTCAAGATAATGCTATTTCTCCAATAAATGGTTTATCTACTTTATATGAAGAACGAGAAGAACTATTAGAAGATGGTATAGAAGAACCTCTTCAAGTAACAATAAATGTTACTGATGTAATGTATCTAATTGGTTTTTCTGTTAAAGCTGAAAATGATCATAGATGGAGAAATTGCAGAATAATAGAACCTACAAAAATTGAAAGTTCTCTTGATGATTTTTGCAATCGTGCTTCTGCAAGATATCCAATTATCAATGTTATTTCAACAGGTTCTGCTGATGAAGATACTTTGGTAGAAATATATCACGGAAAATCAAATATTGATTCTATTAAAATGAAATATATACGTATGCCTATAAAGGTACACTATGATGAAAATGATTCTGAAAATAATATTGACTGTGATTTACCAATTCATCTTCACAAAGATGTTGTTGAATTAGCTGTTCAAAAATTTTTCAATTCTGTTGGTTCTACAAGCCATAATGTTAGATAATATATAATATAATAAAATATGAGACAATTAATTTTAGCTACAGGATTTGTTACTTCTGGAGATGTTGATACTTCTACCGACTATGGTAAAGTTGGATTTGCTTATTTGGATAAGCAAACTAATAAAATGAAGTTTACTTCTACAGGTGAAGAAATCCTTCCTGATGGAGAAGGTTATATTGTTCTTCTTCGTAAAAATGAAGCTCAAGGACATGTTGTTCTTCCTATTCACAAAAATCATTTTTCTTTTGTTAAAGGAACTTTCGATGATAGTAAATTAGCTGCTTATAGCAATTCTTTTACTGTTCCGGATGTTGAAGCTTATCTTGATTATACGGTTATTGTTGTCCGTAAAGGTAAGAAATTTAATGAAAGAAATAAATGGACTGCCACTGTTCATACTAAAGCTTCTGATACACCAGAAACTGTTGCCACAAAACTTGCAAAACTTTTGACAGAAAATATCGGTGCTGGAGTTACAGCTACTGCTGAAGGTGCAAAATTGACAATAACTGGAAAAGTTGAAGGAGAAGATTATGCTATAGTTCTTGCAGACGAATTAGTTGATGTTCAACTTGACAAAACTGCTGCTGAAGCTGTAGTTATGAAAGCTTATGGTTCAGCTGAATATGTCCAAGATTTAGCAAATAAAGCTGCTGCAGATGCTGGATTTGAATATACATATGATGAAGGAGAAACTATTTATCCTGGTTATCCTATGTATCCTCTTGCAGCTCCTAATAGTGAAGATCCTGGATTTGATATTTATACTATTCGTTGTGCTGAACCTAGGGATGTTAAGACTAGGGATGAGGTTGTTCATCAAATAGTTCAAATAGCTGTTCCTACTGGACAAAGTGGTATTGATACAGTATTGGAAACTTTGAGTGCTGGTGTTGCTTCTGAATAAGAATAATTTAACACTAATGTACTAAATTAATAAAAAGAGTTATTGATAATTATTTTATATATTTAGTTATCAATAACTCTTTATTTTTACTATGGAAGATTTATTTCAAAGTTTTCAATATGGTATAGTCCCAACATTTGTTGTTCTTATATATTTGATAGTTGTAAGAGTATTAGATAATAAAAAAGAAAGAGAACTTAACAAGAAAACTGTAAAAATAAATGCTGAAATATTAGATGCTTTTAATAATTTAAATGCCTATTTGAAACATATAACTGCTGACATAATAGAAAAAGAGGATGATAAATGTAATGCAGCAATTCGTTCATCTTTTAAAGCTATGGGACAAGCTCTTTCAAAATTTGCTGTTTTTACTATAATTAGTAATAATGTTAAAACAAATCGAGAAAATATATTAGATAATATACATAATACAGTTTATTCTGAATTTGCAACAGTTTATAATGAATTAGTTTTATATAAATCTTATGATAAAAAGGTAATAGATTCAATTAAAGATTCTTGGAAAAGTGAATTAATTG